CTCGTGGTTTTCATCGCGTGTTCAACAACGTCACGACAAAGTATCGTGGTGACGCCAACTGCACAGGGCAGAAGTGTATCGACTGTCAGCTGTGCTACAAGTTCGACACGGCCTCGGTCATTGTCGAGCACGTTAAGTAGTTAAATGCGTTTAACATTTGAGGAGAAGTATCATGGGTTGGAGAAGAAGTGAGATTGAAGTAACGAATACCATTGACCTTGCAGACTACGATGATGAGATCATGGAGTACTTGCAACCTGACACCGTAAGCGACGCACTAGAGCTGATGGAAGGATGGGGGTTTGGTGATGGAGACATACTTGATCATATGCTTGAGGGTATGGATCAGGAGTCTTTCCTGTGGCGGGTATCTGACTTACTAACGGTTGAGTCTGCACTGGAACTGGTGAAGAATGTGTACGAGTATGGTAAGAGTGTTCAGGTACGTCACCTAACTACCACGCAGAACCAGCTTCAAGAGCTGCGTGAAAAGATCCGACAACTTGAGGAGGAAAAAACAAATGAGTCCTGATCTACTGACAGAACTGCGTAACTTCAGGCAGAACCTGCGTGATTGTAAGGCTGACAACCTGAGAGAGATGCGTAAGTACAAGCGTGATAGGTTTGATACTAGCTTAGGATCTTTCATGCATGGCATGGCGCTGGGTAAGACAGCGGCACTGGAACACATTGATCGGATGATAAACGTGTTGGAGAGGAGCGATGATACACAGAACATTTGACACTGAACTGGACTGCCCGTGGATGACAGTATGTGCCACGATCAAGTACTCGTTTGACGAGATGAGCGGCGTGGTTGATGATTACTTCATAAGGGTGCGTGGTCAGCCTGTTACTGATTGGTTCAACTCGTCTTATATTTATGATCTAATTGCAGATGACATGGAGGAAAGAGCATGATTGTTATGTTTGACAACAAGTATCCAGAGTATGCAGCACCGTGTGAACGGCCTGTGGTTCAGAAGCTGGTAGATATGTGCCTACGGGATGACGGTAAGGTATCCATCTGGGACGGAGAGGAGCTGGCTGTGCATGGGTGTAGTGACAAGCTCCACATCCTGAAGAACCTAGCACAGACTGATATGGATCAGCTTGAGGCATACGACAAGGATGGTAACTGTCGTGGGTGGTTCTCGTTGATCTACCACAACGGATCAGAGAACGAGCCTATGGTTGTGATCTCTGACTACAGCGTGAACGATTGGACGGATAATGTGTACCGTAAACTAGACGAAGCCTTTGGAGGGTATGAGCTATGAGAATATATTGTGGTAACTTAGAAAACTTAGGTGAGCTTTGTGCTTTGTTTGCTGAAAGAGGCGTGACGTTTACTGCATCATGTCCAGACAGTGACGCATCTGAAGAGGACTTTCAAGATTACTACATAATTACTTTAAACTTTGTATCAATGGTAGGAGTATGAGCTATGAGTTATTACATCAAACCAGTTACTGAGTTGAAGCCGGGGCGTATGGCTGTGTACCGTGTGGTGAAACGACTGCGTGACTTCAAACCAGATGATGGCACTGAGTACATGGTGTTCAAGAGCAGGAAGGCAATGCAGACTGACTTCTTTGTTGACCTGTACTGTGGTAAGAATGGCAAGCTAGTCAAGCTGAAAGACAGATCAATGATGAGGTTTTAAATGAGAGACGGTATGACACACGCGCAGATAGCAGAGGTGTTGGGTATCTCGCGTGAATCAGTACGCAACATCGAGCGCAGGGCGCTGTGGAAACTGAAGCGGTCAGGTAAACTAGACAAGTTTTTATGTCTACTTGACATGGAGGTTGAGCAGTACTACGGTGAGCAGGGACGGAGAGTTAAACAGTGTGAATAGTACATTGCCTTTTTCTTTTGAAATGTGTTATACTCTCTATATAGATAACTAAGTATTACTATTATTAATAATACTATTACTAATACATAGGAACTACATATGACTAAAGACCAGATGATTGAAGAGCTAGTTGAGTACGCTATATTTCACGTACCAGCCAGCACGTTGATGAATATGTTTATCCAGAGTCAGCGTGAGTTGTTATCTGAACTCAGCGAAGAAGATATAACTGAGCAATACACCAGTCTGTTTGGAGAAGAGGAGTCGATACACTGATGACATTCGTCAAGCTACATCAAGAGTGTGATGACTGTGGTTCTAGTGATGCGTTGTCTTACAACGAGGATGGATCCAGTTATTGTTTTGCTTGTGCTAAGTTCACCCCCTCAGAGTCCACAGGAGCGACTGTGAGCAACATTAAGGAACGAGTAGTGCCCGGACAAGGGTTCGACAAAGCGGCCTTCACAGAGCCATACAGAGGCTTTCAGGACAGGGGTCTAACTGCCGATACCATGTCGGCATACTCAGCCCAGCAGAAAGCTGGCAATGTATTGTTTGGTTATCACACACCACAGGGTGAGCTAGTGGCGGTGAAGACTAGGTATCCAGACAAGCAGTTCAAGATTGGTGGGGACTGGAAGAAGGCTGGACTGTATGGTCAGCATCTGTTCCCTACTGGTGGTCAATACATAACCGTAGTGGAGGGAGAGTTCGATGCCTTGGCAGCCTATCAAATGTTTGGTGGCAAGTATCCTGTTGTGTCTATTCGTAATGGTGCCCAAGGTGCTGCTGCTGATTGCCGCAGAGCCTACGACTTTCTGGATCAGTACGATCATATTATCTTTTGCTTTGACAACGACGATCATGGCCGCTCTGCTGCTCTAGAATGTGCTGATATCTTTGGTGGCAAGTCTAGGATCTATCATCATGGTGAGCACAAGGATGCATGTGACTACCTGCTGAACGCAGACAAGGATGAGTTTGTTAAGCGATGGTGGGCAGCGAAGACCTACACACCTGATGGCATGGTGATGTTGGGTTCTCTACGTGAGGCGTTGAAGAAACCCTTGGAGGAGGCAGAGGTACGCTACCCATACAAGGGACTTGACGACATGACGTTTGGTGTACGTCCGACTGAGCTTGTCACCATCTGTGCTGGCTCTGGTCTAGGTAAGTCTACGTTCATGCGTGAGCTAGTGTTCTCCATACTTGGGCAGACCAACGACAGGGTGGGACTAGCCTTCCTTGAAGAGACACCAGACAGGACAGCGCGTGGTCTAGTGGGACTACAAATCAACAAGCCTATCCACCTTCCGGGCTGTGACTACTCAGCCAGTGAGGTAGACCAAGTGTTCGACAGCCTTGACCTTGATGACCGTGTTGTACTGTGGGATACCTTTGGCTCCAACAAGATAGAAAACGTGTTGGCTAGGTTCAGGTATCAGATCAAGGTGCTGGGTGTTCAGTACATTGTGCTGGATCACATCTCAATACTGGTGTCGGATCAGGACAACGGTGATGAACGCAAGGCTATCGATGAGATCATGACCAAGCTACGTATGTTCTGTCAGGAGATGCGTGTGTGTATGTTTGTTGTGTCACACCTGAAGCGGCCTGATGGTAAGGGACATGAGGACGGTGCATACACCAGCCTTGGACAGCTACGTGGTTCAGCAGCGATAGCACAACTGAGTGACATCGTGTTAGGATTAGAGCGCAACGCACAGGCAGAAGATCCTATGGTACGTAACACTACCAACGTGCGTGTACTCAAGAATAGATTCAGTGGCATGACAGGCCCAGCTACGTCGCTGATGTATAACAAAGATACGGGGAGACTCTCAGAGGTATTTGAATGAGATGTGTAGCTTGTGATAAGGTGTTAAGTAACTACGAACTGACCAAGAAGTTTAGTGTTAGTGGTGAGTTTGTTGATATGTGCAACGAGTGTAGTCGATTCCTTGTTGATGATGACTTGACAGCGGTAGGTAATCTAGACTATGCTGACTTATATGATCTTGAGGAGATTAAATATGTCGAAGATGAGCAGTTGGATTATGGCACAAGAACAGAATATGGAGATGAGGGAGAATGGTTATGAACTCTCAAGTAGACAAACGCTTGATCTCGCCTACTACGAATACTGTGTTTATAGACATAGAGGCAGACGGCCTGAACCCTACGAAGATACACTGCGTGGTTACAAAGAGATCGAACGAAGCTCACTTGATCCACTTATCTAGACGGAGCTTAATGGATGAACTGGCAAAGGGTGGATCGATATGCGGGCATAACCTTATTGGGTATGATGTTCCTGTCCTTAACAGGTTATGGGGTACACGCATTCCAGAATACAGAGTTGTGGACACACTCGTACTTTCTCGTTTGTTTCATCCCGATTTGGATGGTGGTCACAGCCTCGCTGCTTGGGGAACTAGGCTCGGGTTTCCTAAAGGTGAGCATACGGATTGGGAAGAACTCTCTGATGAAATGGTGGAGTACTGCAAAAGAGATGTTGACGTAACCGAACGTCTGCACAATGCGCTCATGTCACAGATGCAGATGTTTGGATTCACTAAACATTGTGTTGATCTGGAGCATAGCGTTGCGTTCATCTGTAGGGATCAGGAAGAGAACGGGTTTGAGTTTGACAAGGATGGTGCAGTCAAGCTGTACGACGAACTGATTACCCGTATGACTAGGATAGAGAACGACCTACAACAAGTGTTCCCACCCATAGTAGAGGAGAGGTACAGTGACAAGACAGGTAAGAAACTCAAGGACAAAGTTACGGTATTCAATGTCGGTAGTAGACAACAAATTGCAGAGCGGCTTGTTGGCAAGGGTGCTGTGTGGAAGGAACTCACTCCCGCAGGAAAACCGAAAGTCGATGAGGCGACACTTAAAAAGCAGACTCACATTCCAGAGGCAAAGATCATACTACGTTATCTTCTCTGCCAGAAACGAGCCTCTCAAGTTGACTCGTGGATTAAAGCAGTTGGCGAAGACAAGAGAATACATGGCAGAGTCAGGCACATCGGAGCTGTCAC